TATGTTGATGTATAGAATTCAGTGGCATTTTCTACAAACGCAAATTCATCAAGAAACAACAAGTTAATAGATAGACCACGAATGGATGATCCTGATGTCGCTGCTGCAATAATCTTAGAGTTGTTACTAAACTCAATAGAACCTTTATTAAGTGCCTTTGTCCCAGGCTGTAAAAAGAATGGAAGATTTTCCAACATCAAGGTTACACGCGAAAGCATTTCCCGAGCTGTCGCACCCTTGTTAGCAAGAATTGCAATGTTCTTTTCGGAATGGAATAGAGCATACCATAAAAGATACGCCACAGATGAAATTGATTTCCCACTTTGTCGACACGCTAAAACGATAGAGAATCGATTCTCGTTAAAGTGATCAAACATATTCTTCTGATAGTCATATAGCTTGAACGGAACAAGACCCCTGTCAAGAGAAATAACTTTACAATACGTGATTGCAAAATATGCTGGATCATGCATACACTTCTCGTATTCAAGAATAGTCTCCTTTGACCACCCTTGAACTATTCCATCTCTCTTCACGTTCGGATTTCCGAGATAGCCTTCGTTGCCGTTTACAATATTATTCATCTTTTAGATGTGGTGTAATGTCCACCACATTGCTCTCCACCTGTTTATGCGCGTCTTGAAGCATTCTTTGTAGATCCGTCGTGGATCCAATAAAAACATTATTAGTGGTAGTTCCACCCTCAGGTAGTACCGGTCTATTTTTAGAATTAATATCTTTATGCTTCTTACTCAGGTCGAGAAGTTTGTCATTAACATCTGCCGTATTTTTAATCAGTGTTGAGAGGACTTCAAAGGCCCGAGGGTGTTCACTTTCTCGTGCAACCTCAATCATGCTTTCAAGAGCATCTGTTCCCTTTTCGATTAGATCGTAAAGAACTTTTCTTGAATATTCGTAATCATTATCGTAATGTTCATTTTTTTCATCACTCATTATGCACTATCCTCATAACTATAAATTGTTGTGGTGAATCCATAATCGCTATCCGGTGATGCGTCTAATGGATTTGGGTCTACTTCAATCCGCGAAGAGGGGCTGAATAAGTCAAAGGCACCATCTGAATCGATTCCATGTGTATGTAAATCCACTATAGGCTTTCTGATAATTGAAGCGGTCTGTGTTGGTCCATAGAAATTAGCATTCATTTGAAAGTCTAATGTATACTGAATAATTCTTCGTGTGTCAAGACTTCCCTCATATGCATCAGTATATGACAACCCATTTAATGTGATCGGAACATCTTCCTTAATGTCATTATAATCAGCAAATGGTCTAATCGTTAAAGTGTATTGTGGACCAAAGTAAGGAATAATCTGTTCAATAAGCTGAAGAGCATCATCCTGTGTTTTCGTGTATATGTTCAGCTGAAAGCCGATAATATATGGAGTAAAGGAGTAAATTTTATTGCGGTTTGTCCCACTGTTTCCACGGTTGATGTTATTTGTCTTTTGCAACTGCCGCTGGGAATCATACTGAAACGAAATAATCTCAAATGACATTCTTGGTAACTTAATTGCGACCTTAGTATCGGTATCAAGATCGGGGTTTTCTCTGAGCCTTTCTAGATAACTATCTTTAGGAGCATATGACAAAGGAACTCTAAGTTGACTGATTACCTTATCCGAAGAATCTTTTCGAACCACATAGAGGTTATTAAACAGTGACCCAAATAAGGCCACACTTTTTCTGATTCTTTCGTGGTAGAAGTGTGTGCCTAACATTACTGCGGATCCCCAAATGGATTTGATTCACTAAAGTCTAGGAATCCTAAATCGTCTTGTGTTGTTTCAAAGTCTAGATTTTGCTCATTTTCAGATAGCTTATTAACCTCTTCAACTAAATTCACATTAGCCTGAGAAATTGTTCCTATAAGACTACCTTGAGGTGTTGTTCCTGAGATAATTGCCCCGGGAGTAAACTCACGATATACACCACTATTACCTCCAGCGTGTATAACACCTAGAACATTATCTGAGTCAGACCATCTGGAAACTTCCCCTGACATTAGATCACCGGACTCTCCTAACAATTGGTTTACTGTTTCACCTATAACAAATCCATAACTCGCACTATCAAGTGTGAGTAGATACTCGTATGCATAGTCTCTTTCAATGTCGTCAATTGCTGCAACGTTTGTATCGAAGTCTTCATTGCTATATTCAAACAACTCACACCGCATCTTATATGTAGGGAGATTACTTATTTGATAAAATGGAGATTCATGTTCAACAGACATAATTTGAAACATAGAATTTGAAAGTGGGAGATAGATAATATCGCCTTCTCTTGGTCTATCAGACTGAATTTCATTATCGTAACGTGAGACGGTATTTTTCCAACGCTTTCGTGACACAATAAAGTTTGCCTGATCGCGAATTTCAATGCCAAACTTAGTGAATAGATCACCTTCGCCATCAAACCCATCTGTGTTTTCAATATACATTTCAATCTTATATGCCGAATTGAAGCGCGACGGAATGTCTTCACCAAGAATTCTATCCTCACTAATGACGTCCCGCGGTAGATAATAAATATCTTGTCCATACATCTTTAAGGACTCAATTATGATGTCCTCATAAAGATTCTGTTCTGATTTAACTCTTTGACTGAAATATACATTAGTCGCCATTATATTATCCTACAAAGAAATCGGCTGGAAGTTCAAAGTCTGAGCGAATCTTTTCTCTTAGTCTTTCAATCTGAACAACAGCGTCATCGTAAAGCTGTCTTCCATTAAGCGTCACACCGCCTGGCATTTGCATTCCCTCAAACTTACTGAGGTTCGATCCCCATTGTTGTTTGATAAGCTCTGTTGTGTATTCTTTAAGCCACATGTCATTATAAACTTTACCGAATGAAGAAGGATCAACGGTCTTATATGCCTCATAGATGATATATTCACCGGCCTGAATATCCTTGTCTGCGAAATCACCATGAACATATAAACGATTCATTTTGCGGGAATATGTTGTTTGTGGTTCGCCGTTTAGTTTCATATCAAGCAAAGATAGATACTGATTCAGCTGCTCATAATAGGCAAGATCCCCAGCAAAGTTCTGAAGGTCTGCAATGTCATTTAACATCATCTGGTATTTAATATCAAAGAAGTTAAATGATGTATTGAATGATGAAGAGATTCTAAATAGTTTTGACACAAAAAGAACATCGTCAGAGGTTTCAATATACTCCCTATTCACATCACTGTCACCAACAAGATGTGAAACATATGTTCTATAAGTTGCCTCAGAATGATATTCTTGCCAATATTGAATTGCCTCGTCCACGCGATCCTCGAGTTGATCAATATCTACATTGATTTCAATAACAGGTTCGCCAAGGCGTCTTAAGCAGTAGTCGATAAGACCTTGTCGTGTTGTTGGGTTTGCCATATTATATTCCTATTTTCTTCTATTTATATCATTCTTTAATAGCAATATGCATGCAAAAGGTGCTATGTAAAAACCTATATGGTATTTACTAGTTTAATCCCTTCGTTCAATATCGTCCTCTGATAATTCACTACCCATCCATACCTCAATAACTTTTGCCGTTTTTGATTCTATATTAGTCGCCTTGTGCCAAGTATTGGGTGGTATATCAATACTATCGCCTGTCGTATATGTTCTTGATATTCTGTGTTGGTTTTCATACTCAATATCCAGCCACAGTGATCCCTCGAAGGTGCTTCATTTTCTCAGTGCCTCTTCGATGCCGTCTAGCTTTGCGAACACAGCCTTAAAGCTCTCTTGCAGTTGCTTGAACTCTCGGTCGTGCGCCTCTTTGTTTGCCGCCGCCGTCGCTTTCAGCACCTCTATATCGGTGTGGTGGGCCTGCAATTTACTGTGCAGCATGTAAACAAACGCGACCACTGGGACGACAATGTATTTCAAAAAGAGGTCAAGCGTTTCCAATGTCAATTCCTTACGGTGCTACAGGCCACGTCACTGTGTTGGGGAAGTCAGCCTGTGCTGGGATGTCACGCAGGGCTTGACGATAAGTAGTCATGTCCGCTGTCATGGTTACATCACTGTTAGCTGTCCAATCTGTAGCTGCCAAAAGCTCGTCACGTAATGCACGGGCTTCATCTGCACTCAGAGCAACCAAGTCCCAATCAAGCACCCACTCTGCACCAACAAGGGTAGGCAGGGCTTGAGCTACAGCCTTCTTGCCAACCTCTGTGGGCATGGGGAGGGTCCGTACCCGATAGACGTCCTGTGCGTTGAGGTGCCTGTTAGACAACGTATGTCCATAGACCGTGTGGAGGTTAGCGGCACGGAAGGCTGCGGATGTATATGCCTTTGGGAGGCCGTCGATGATTTTGATTAGTTCGATCATGTTGTGATGACCTCCTCTGAGATTAAGTTAACTGTCACGCCAGCGTCGTCGGTTTGGAACTCATAGGTTACTCTTGTGGAGACAGCTAAGGCGGTAGGGGTTCCTACAACAGCGGCTGGTAGGGTTACTGCTGTTGGTGCTCCGAGGTTGTATTCGTTAATGTCATCTCCAACAGACCCAATAACATACATCTTTGTGCCATCAGGTTTGAAGAACACGCCGCTGGGGGTTGTCTCTTGAGCAGCAACACTGAAGTTCTGCAAGTAAGATGCTGAAGTTACATCCCAAGCAGTGCTTAGGTCATACTCGTTAACATCGTCTCCACTCCACCCAACAATATACATCTTTAGGCCATCGGGTTTGAAGAAGACGCTTTGCGGATCTGTCTCTTGAGCAGCAACACTGAAGTTCTGCAAGTAAGACGCAGTGCTTATATCCCAAGCCGTGCTTAGGTCATATTCGTTTACATCATCTCCACTCCACCCAACAATATACATCTTTAGGCCATCCGGTTTGAAGAAGATGCCTCTGGGGTTTGTCTCTTGAGCAGCTACAGAGAACCGTTGTGAGTAGACTGCTGTAGATATATCCCAAGCCGTGCTTAGGTAATACTGGTTAACATCGTCTCCATCAGCCCCAAGAACATACATCTTAGCTCCATCAGGTTTAAAGAAGACGCCTGTGGGGTTTCCATCTTGGGCACTAATACTGAAGGTCTGCAAGTAAGACGCAGTGCTTATATCCCAAGCCGTGCTTAGGTAATACTGGTTAACATCGTCTCCAGTAGTCCCAACAACATACATCTTTAGGCCATCCGGTTTGAAGAACACCCATCGGGGGGATGTCTCTTGAGCAGCTACAGAGAACCGTTGTGAGTAGACTGCTGTGCTTACATCCCAAGCGTCTAGAATACTGACCACAAAGCTATAGCTCCAACGGGCATCCGTAGGAACAGAAGCAAAGCTAACAGTAGTATCTGCTGTGAGGGAGCCGTTGTCGAAGTAGTTAAAGCTACCCACGTTAAGGCTAGGGGTCGTGCCTGTTACAGTTGTGGGCTTGAAGGCATCAACACCAGTAATACCCGAACCATCTCCCAGCAAGGTTGTGGCATTAACTGTGTCAAAGGTGGGACTAGAAGTTGTTACAAGAGATTGATTGAGAGCTTTAACAGCAGCTATATTTGCAAGTTCACTGTCCATTAAGGCACCAGCAGAAGCTACATTAGTTGTATCGGTGACGTCTGCACCGTCTTCTACGTTCAACGCGGATAGCAGTGCGCTTTTAACAATCGCGCCCGTTAGCCCAACAACCGCTTGTACGGCGTCTGTTTGGTCGTGCTTTGACCAGTTGCTTGCATAAGTAGAGGTAGAAGCGTTGTCGGTTGTGGCAACAATGTTATCCCCCACCGCAAACGATATGCTGTTAACCGTTCCCGCTACCGAAACATAATAGAACCAACCAGTCTGTGCTGATCCT